CTGCAGCTTTTTTATCTTCTGCTTCTATATCCACAACCTCTCTAACTATCGATTTGTTTATAGTTACACTACTTTCCTCTTGCTGCGTATTAACTTCTTCTCGCACTTCTTCTTGTACTGCCTCAACTGTATTATCTTCTAGTACCTGTTTTCTTTTAAATATATTTAACAAACGCGATCCCCAAGAATTCTTTTTCATATAATTATTTACATCGCTCTCACACCTTTTAAGAGTTTTTTTTTGCGTTTGTATCTTATGGTTGAGGTGAACAGCCATTGCATATGAGACGATAGGTCCTGCAAGGCTAATCACTGCAGCAAAGATACCTAATCCCCAGAGTACTATTTGTCGTTGAGTATCGCTATTAGGAATAAAGTAACGTATTACCGGCATATGACCACTCATATCGTTCTGGGTCTCAGTTAATTCAACTTTTGATTTTGATAAAGTATTTAATTGTTCTTTCTGAAACTCTAGTAACGCTACTGAAGCTTCTGCTTGTAGCCTACGTTTACTTTCACGCTTACTTTCAATATCTGTTGATATACGATCCATCGCTGCTTGAAACGCTCTTGCCTTCGGTCCCATAGAGCCATCACGGTTAACACCATCGTTAATTTGATAGTCTCTTGACTCTCTAGCCTTTTCATATTGAGATATGAGATCAGCAATCTCAGTATCATATAACGCTAATTGCTCTTTATTTGCATCCTTAAATATCTTAATCTGTTTCTCATTAGTATTCTCTACATTAACAACCTCTACCTTCGCGATATTCTCAGGTTCAAGAGACTCGAAAGCACGTGCTGTCATATTTAGGAAATTACCAGATAGAGATATAGATATACAAAATAGCCATATAATACTTGCTAGTATCTTCGCTCTCCATGAATGTGTAACACCTATTAACATTGAGAGTGATACAGAACCTACAGATGGTAGAAACCCGATAATACCTGCTAGTAAATCATCGCCAAAAGTAGGCTTCCACCCCATATACGAGAGTACTATATCCAACCCTGTCATTGCAAATATAAAGATAAACGCTAGTATAGTTGATATGTTGAGAAGTTTAGGTTTATGCATAACAATAATATTTATAGTAAACATAAGTGAACCGAGGGGTCTTCGGCCCCCTCGGTTCGGATAATTTGTGTTCCTATACTTGGCGTACGCTAAATACTAGAAGTATGTAGCATGATCACCAGGTGTAAACGTTTTACCAAGGTCAGTAATAAGAATGACGTGGTAATAGAGGTTAGCACCGAAGATGTTGTCAACAACACCATAACGAGTAAGCAATCCTACGCGAGGAGCAAAATCGTTCGGGCCAATAGTTCTCTGTACCATGACAGGAATGTACGGACAGTAGATGATACCAGTGTCGTAAAATTCAGGTCCCTTGTAACCAAGGAGTGCATACTCAATACCATCCTGTGCAGCGGCGTAGCCACTACCTGGATAAGCGTTAGTATTCTGAACTTCAGTACGTGTATCACGGTAAACGTTAAATCTTCCTCCAAGCGAACCGACCTTAGCAATACCAACAGGCTGTGTGCTTACGTCGCCCTGTACAGGTACCCACTGGAATTCAGGGAGCATCTCAAGGATGGCGCAAACTTTAGGCGTTGCAACAATAAAGTTAGCAGCGCCACGTCTGTTACGTACGGCAATACGGTTAGCTTCGATGATAAGACGTTGGTAAAAATCCCTGTTACGCTCAACCAACCAACGGCCATCAGCAGAAGCTGGGGACCATGTGGAGTAACCAGCAGTACCGGCGTTGAGTGCAGATTGAATCATTCTCATGAGCATTTCACGGTCAATCTCAGCTTGGATCTCGTATGACATAGCATTCGTGATCTCAGCATCGACATCGATACCGTTCATGTTCTTGAGGTCTTGCTCAAGTTCGACAGACCAACGAGCACCCAAACGACGGGTACCAGCTTCAACGGCTGTCTTCTCGAACTTAACTTCAACTTGTGGAATGTTACCAGTAATCTCAAAGTTCTTGAGAATCTGTGCAACACCACCGTCTTGTTCAGCAAACGACCAACCTTGGCCACCGGAAAGCTTTGCAGCAGAGGTTCCAGTAAAGCGGGTATCAAGCATTTGATAACCGAGTTCTGCGTTTGCAACGGTACCATCGTAACCAGCATTTGCGCCATTTACGCCAGGACCAGTACCTGCAGGAGCAGGATTGGTGCCGGATTGAGTACCAGCTCCGAAGTTACCGTCAACACCGTTACTTAGAGTATCGGAGTTGTATGAATAGCGGAGAGCAAATGCAAGTCCAACAGGACCTGACATTGGCTGAACACCAACGATTTCGTTGGAAATGAGTTCAGGGAAAGTACGACGAATCATCGGGATAAGAACTTTAGGAAGACGTTGGTCACCTTGGGCGTAGTTGTCGCCGTTTCCGACGGAACCACCAGCAAGACCGTAGTCTCCACCAGTACCAAGAGCACCACCAGCACCAGCAGTGTTGGCTTCTTCAATACACCACTTCTCTTGGTTTTCCAAGAGGATGGCAGTATTAAGACGAGTAGTATCGTCTTCAATTGTCTTAACCGAGTCAGAAGAATAATCAAGAACAGGAGCCCACTTCTCAAGGAGAGTGTCGGCTCTGTTTTTATCAATAAATGATTGTGGTTTATTCAAAATTTCGTTTCTTTCTATTTTTTCGACCTTCATGAGATATATAGTAAACTATACTCTCAGGTAATTCAGGCACCGTATGCCTCATCGTTCTGGGAAAATTACTTCATCCGATTCAACTCTTCGAGATACGGATTGGAAACTTTTTTACTTTCTTTTACAACCTTTTGTACAGGTGCGTCAGCTTTAACTTTTCTACTTACAAAAGCTTCTTCTTTAATTACTTCAAGTCTTTCTGTCTCTTTCTTATCAAACAGTCTTGCTGTATATTCAAAGTTTTCTTCAATAAACTTAGGTGTCTTATCCCCTAGTACCTTACGCATATACTCAGCCTTCTTAGCTGGTAGCTTAGCAGTCCTACCTTCAAGTAGTAGATCTGCTTTAGTCTTATTATAGGCTTCTTTAATAAGAGCGTTTTCTCTTTCAACCTTCTCCAACTTGGAAGTAAGCTCATCGATTTGTGTCTTTCCATCCATTACTGCCTCTTTGACAGACTCACTCATGAGTGTTGAATCTACAGCAAGTACCTTACGAAGATTTGTAAGTACTTCCATCGCTGTTTTATTTTGTGTAGCTTCTAGAATTGCTGCAGCTGGTACAGCCTCATCAACATACTCTTCTAAATAGTCGGAAATTGACTCAACTAGAGTATTTTTAAACTCTTTAGCGCTACCACTCAACTCACCTTCATACTTCTGAATAACTTTAACTAACTTATCAGCGTTGTTCTTATCAACAGCTTCAACAATACGCTTAAGTTTAGATGAATGATCTTTGTCAATAGCTTGAACAAGCTCTTGCAGCTTCTCTGAATAAAGCTCATCTTGGGAAGTAAGAGCAGCTTCAACCGCTAATGTTACTTTATCTTTAATTGCTTCTTCGATAGTTTGTACTGACTCTTCAGTCAATACTTCCTTAACGCTTTCTGGTAATAGTTGGTCCTTGCTCATAATTAGAAAAGTGGTTTGTCGGTCGCTTTGTTAATACGTGTTAATACTTTATCTTCAACTGCGCCTTGTAAATATTTATGCGCGTCAGCATAATTTTTATCAGAAACAGCGGAGATAAATTTACTTATATCTTGTTTCGTTTTTTCTGATGGTTTAACCTCTTCTGACATATGTTATATTTAGTTAGATTTTCTCAATAAACGACATAATTCTTTCTAAAAGATACTTATCTACGTCTTTTCTTGGAAGTGTTGAGATTGACTCTTCGAATCTATCATATATCTCTTCATACTTACCATCATCAGCCAGCACCCATTGCTTTGATTCTAGAATACCATTAACAAAAGCACTAGGGTAAGAAGGGTCAGCAACGCAATCAACAGCAACGAGCTTAAGATTTCTTACAGTGTTATGTGTGGATCCCTCCTCTAATGTACCAAGTGCCCTAGAAGACATACCAACTTTAACTCCATCATTAATAAGTGATCTAACAATTTGACCACAAGGTGTAGTTAGTACTTTTGACTTACCATAAAAAACATTACCATCTTGTGAAAGCTCGGTAATCATATGACATGCTCTCTCTAGATCAACATCTGCTGAAGATGGGTGATTAAGCTCACCCATAGCTCTACCAGGCAATACCATATTCTCATTATATCTTTCAACCTCTTTTTCGAGCTCTTCAAGAGGATACATTCTGTTATTTTTATTAACACCTTCTGCCATCATATAAGGTCCTTTAATATATAAATTAGCAGGTGCATTCTTATTAGACTCCTCTTCAATAATCTCAAACTCTTCTACAGAGTCGGGATTTTCACACATTAAGTTAAGTTTAAGCGCCATATAATATTATTTATGTCTTTTTACTAATAAATCTAATTTTCTTTTAGTTCTTTAGATCTTTTTCTGTTATTATTAAAAACTCCCAACCCTTCTTCTTACAAAGCTTTCTTGCACTCTCCCACTTACTAGTATTAACAGCCCACTGCCTCTGTTCGTATATAAGATGCTGTTTCTTTTTATATTTTGTTGTTGGTGGTTTTGTTTGCCTGTACGGCTTTATCTCAACCAGATAATTTTTAATATTTGTACCTTCCTTAATAGATATAAAATTATCTACGAAGTATCTATGCACTCTACCATCTAAAGGACTCACATACGGTACTACAACATTTTCACTTGACCACTTAATAACATTTTTATTATCATCACAAAAACGAAAAAATTTAAGCTCGAGTCCAGACCTATAAACAGCCTTTGTACCTATAAACTTCTTTGGGTACTTAGGTGTAAATATACCTTGTCTATATCTCTTCGAAGCCATTAACCAACAATAAAATCAACAGGATCTGTATCTCCAAATCCTGGTGAAGCACCTTCTAGTAGCTTAGCTTCTAGATCCTTCTTCCTCTGATAACCCTCATTTAACAACTCATAATTTAGAGATCCCCCACCAATTAAGCTTACACCTTGAAACTTACCTCTAACCATACCTATCGATATCATAGTTAGTGCAGTAACATATTCATAAACCCACTGCTCTTTAATAACATCACGTATTGGCTTTTCAACAAAACAAGAAACTACACCATAGTATCTATTTTTAGGCTGTGGGTACATCCTCATGTATTGTGTACGTGGGTCAAACTTAACATCCTTCTTAAGTGATAAGACCTTCTCTCTTGTATCTAGCCACTCTTTCATAGTATACCAAGATACAAGATCGAAGCCATAATTACCCATAGCATAAGAAAAATACGTTTGCTGGGCTAATGTCTGCTCTAATGTAAATAAAGTGTTAATACCTGTATTTGAACCTTCCTCAAAATCAGTAACATCAACTACTTTTCTATAATCCATAACATCGTAGTCATACATGACTTGATAAGTTGTAGCGTCATTAGCCTCTCCTTCAAGGGTTAGTGTCTTTCTCTTATTTTCTTTAAATGACGATGATAAGGATGGATTAAATGAAACAATACTATCATAAAGAGTCTTATCCACAATCTCAAAATCCTCTATACCATCTTTTAGTTGCGCAGATAATGTAGTAGAGTTTGTAAATGTATCGCTATCAAGAGTATCTATTGCAACAAATACCGTCTCTGGTGTATCACCATAGAATTCAGCACCCGGTCCTAGAGGGTTTTCACCCTTAACTTTTTTAGCTGCTGTGTCAAGATTAGAATTAGCGAGTGTATATAATAAGTCTAACCTAATACCCTTATCTTTCTCATATAGATTTGAATCAAATATTAGATATTCCTTAGTAAATCCGGCATATTTTGTAAAGTACTCTACAGCTATTTGAATGTTTTCACGCAGCTGGTCAGGGTGTATCTCTAGAGATACAAGAGGGTAACCTAAACCTCTTTTAACTCTATCACCTAATCTATCATACGTTTCAATTTTATTATTGAGATTTGTAGATAAAAAAGCAGAAAGAGGTTTTATTTCACATGCATTATCCTTACATACATCAGCCATGTATATATTTAGTCTGTAAGATATTATTTATCTTACTTATGTTATTGTAAATATTGATCTACACTTCAATAGCAGCCGCTTGTTGAAATATATCATCTAGCTGCGCATCATCAAGCCCAAGAGCAGCAGCCATACTTACAAGAAGAGAAGAGTCACGTTCGAGGGTATTACCATGGAAAAATACTTCATTTGAAATAGCTTTTTGTACTGGGTCTTCAATACTATCAACCAGAGTACGTATAGCATCAATTAGTAACCCATCACCATACGGGGTTATGTCAGCTATAGCACGAACACGCCATGCAGGCTGCTCATACCATTCCGGAGTAGACTCAGCAGGAGCTTCTGTTTGTGTCCAGCCATATGCCTCTGTAGTCAACTCACGTGTCCAAATAAACCCCTCCGCTGGTACTTCTTCGGGAATAGGTAGGTTTTCTACATAATTATAACCCTCTGGTGTTTGCGGAGGGTTAGATTCCCGTGTTAAAGAAGAAGGTAATCCACCGAGGCTTTTGTATTGAAGCTTTAGCGGGTCAAGATTTATTAATTGATATGTTTTCATTTTAAATTAAAGTTTAAAGGATGTCTATGTCACTAACATAATAATAAATTTGATTAGCCTGCCCATCGTAAAACCAACCAAGCGTAATTACTTCATTCATAAGCACTGTTGCTACTTCAGCAAGATCACCAGCTAAGATACTTTGACCCGCGTTTACACCACCAAAGAAGCCTGTACCTTGATAAGTCCATGGACCATTGCCATCTTGTGTTAGAATAATAAGACCAGAATCACCATCAACAACATTACTTACATCAATAGAAAATACATCATCTGTTAAAGTATGTTTAATGGTAGAGCCTAGCGCATGATCCCAACTAAGAATTTGAATTCCGTTTGCTAATATAACTTGTGGAGTAACGCTAGGTGCGTCTGCTACTCCTAGAGCTGTTCTTGCAGTCGCTGCATCTGCAGCCTGCATAAAAGTGTCGATAGTTGTTGATACTGTAATATCTGCCATGTTATTATTTAGTTAGAATGTTAAGGTGAACCAGGTCTTTTATATAAATCTCCTGTAGGACTTAAATACTTGTCATTGACATTTGGTGAAGGTCTGAGATATATATTTGGATCGTAAACAACATCATTTGCTACCAACGGTTGTACAGCTCCGCAAGTCTGACAATATCCAGAGTTATCTACAGTTGGTATAGCTTTCATTTATCGTGAAGGTGAATTACTATAGTACTGAGTTCTGTAATAGATTGTACCAGCAACGTCAGCAATAGCACTAAGCTCGTTAGTGTTAGTAATGCCTCTAAAGGTAAAACTCTCTTGCGTTTTAAGTAAAAATCCATTATCGTCAGAGTCGAAGTTCTGATCTTTAACTACAATATCATCTGACGTTCTATTAACAACAATGACTTCCGAACAAACTTGATCCGCTAACGGTGTCAAGCTTGTAGTGATAGACTGTCTAAAAGACTTACACTTATTTAAATTTACATATTCACCCATACCATTATTTATAGTATTAGGCTTAATTTATTACTCAATAGGTGGAGTTTCTGCAGTTTCAGCTTCAGGTACCTCAGCTTCAGGTACTTCTCCTTCGGCTGCTGGTCCTCCACCAAACTCAGGAATACTTCCACCACCGGCGCCGCCTAGATCACCTTCAGCCGCCTCACCCTCACCTAAGGAACCGGCAATCATTTGCTCTTTCCAGTTAGGGCCTGCGGCTTGAATTTGAGCTAGCTCCCACTGCATTTCTGCATCTTTTCTTAGGAACTCTCTATTAGCAAGAACATCTTTATCCTTCCAACCTAGATACTTTTTCTGTGCATATGTAGCAGAAACAAATTCACTTGCTGCTAGGTTATTAAAGTTGTTTGCCTTAAGTTCTAGTCTTTGATTTTCTCTAATTTCAAAATAGTTCGTTGGTACATTAAACTCAATCTCTATGTTTGTTTCTTTAAAGTCATACTTATCCCACAACTTCTTAAATTTAAGATGGGTTATAAACCCCTTTTTAATACCTGCTGCAAATTTTTGCTGCTGTCTAATTATAAACTTTGCAAACTTAAGCTCATCTCTTAACGTTGTAGAGGAATCTACGGTTCTATCTTCTGGATCTATTCTAGTTGATGGTACCTTAAGTGCTCTATAAAGCTTCTTAATAAAGTACATCAAGTCGGTTAGCTCACCTAAATTTGCACCACCTGGTAATTGAGTAACTGATGTACCTTCAGAGCCTTGTCTCTTCGCAAACCAAAATGCATCAAGCATAGATTGTGGATTAAACTTTTTAACTACATCTCCTTGATCGAGATCAAACGTCTTACGTGACCAGTAATTTTGTATTAATTTACGTAAGTACGCTTCAGCTTTTGGTGGAGCCATATTACCCACATCAACATTAAACACTAAGCGCTCTGGCGCACGTACTAATCTATAAATTATAATTGCGTCTTCAATTAAAGATAACTGCCTATAAGGCCTACGCGCATTCTCTAAGAACGGTATTACAAATTCTTTTGTTTCATTAAAGGCGCCGGAATTAATATAAACAACCTGATTTGCATCCATTGGTATTAATTCTTCCTTCTCAACTTTACCTGGGTTAGATGCACTGTATATAGGTTTTTTATATATAAAACCTTTAACTAACATGTTTTGTATATTATTATAAACAGGCTCTATAATTTCAGATGGTAAATTAATTGCACCAAGTATGCCTTCATTGGTGTATTCTTCATGTAAAATTAACTCAAAAAATACCTCACCCTCCACTAACAGCTGCCGAAAATATTGCCAACCTTTACTCTTAAGGTCAAATAAATCTATATACTTTGCAAACTCATTATCAATATCACTACGCTCATCTACCGTTAAGTCAATATTATCATACAATAACTTTGCTACTTGGCCCTCTGTATCGATATTAATAGTCTCATCACATATTTCATCCAACGCATCTGCTACTTCCGAATAACCTGCCATTACTCGATAGTCTCTCAACCGACCTGGTTTATTGTCATCAAGGTTTGCATACATTATATCCGCAAACGAAGTATCTTTACCAAAATCACCAATAGGTAAATTGTTATAACTATTAGATGAAGATATAGATGTCTTAGTCAAAGCCTCAGCTCGACGCGTACCTGTCTTCTTAAAATATTTATATTTTGGGTTAAGGCTATCGTCGCCGTCTACAACATTTGAGTACGGTAGTCTGTTTTGTATATACTGAGTCAGAGATCTACCGAATGTAGATGCTCTACCATCTTTCGTTACTCTACTACTGTTTTGATTTGGTGATGTATCTGCCATTTTACTTATTTATTTATTCCGCAATGGTATAAAACCCACTTATTGTTCTTGTTGATGTCCAACCAGCCGGGTTATTAATAATTATATCTATTTTACCACCTTCGTTAAGCGGTGGTAAATTAACTGTTAATGTGTTATTTGAAAGTATATTGTAATTTTCTTCTGGTAGTACAACCCCAGACAAGTTACCCGTATATTTGGTGTCTAAAGACGTTATACCGGACATAAAATTACTATTATCTGAGCTTAACCAAACACTCGTTGTATGGTTATAGTTTTTACCAGTAAACAAGAAGCTCTTCTGCGCATCCTTATCAAACGTGATTGGTGCATTATATGAAACGTCTAATAATGTACCACCTTCATTAAGAAAGATATTATCTATAGCTGGTGTTCCAGATAATCTCACTGTAGACATATAGCTATCTCGGTCCGGTCCATCTACATACTCATTAAAGAAATTATCATACTCCAACGATGTAAGAGGCTGTGTTATATTCCAATTTTTACTTTGAGCTATCATATTTTGTTCGATAAAATAAATAGGTGTATCTCTTTCATTTTGATTCTTAAACAACCAACCTTTAATAGTAAAAGACGTATCTGCGACAACTCTAAACTTATCACTATAGCTTATTTCTGTAGGTGTAGTAATAGATATATTCTCATCCCATAAAACTTCAGACCTGATCTCTATAGTATCACTATACGATGTAGGCTCACGCCATGCTAATATAATATACGGATTTGCATAAGGCGCGAAGTTAGTAATTATCTGCTCAACATCTTGCATATACTTACCTAAAATAGACATATTAACAGTTAAGTTAACAGGTGTAGGCATAGGCATAGATACACTATCTTCTTCTGTTATGTAGGAGTGTAGTTTATTAACCTTATTAAAAGTTCTAGAACTATCGTATGTTACAGAAGCTAAATCAATAGTTACGACGGGTAGTGTAATGTTTTGAGCTTTATTAACAACATCATACATTACACGGTGTTTTGGTGCAAATACATACCTAACTTCAATCTGCTGCCTTTCATCACGCTGTTTATTATATCTCTTGATAACAGTATCATCAAATGCTGCAACAAATTGTGTTAAGAGATCTTTAATCTCAAAGTTGTATGTATATTTTTTCACTAGTGTTTATATTTATTCTACAAAAACCTATCTACAAAATAATTAGGTAACTTGTGCTTATTTTTAACTACGTTTTGTGCGATGTTACCATCTAATATATATGTTACACATTTATCATCTTTCGATCTAATACCTCTACCACACGATTGTATTAGTGAGCATAACATCTTATCCATATACCAGTCAAAATTATCCTTCATCATTCTCTCTATACGTACATCTTTAGTAGGTAGAAATGGTGCCTTCATAATGATTTGAAATCGAGCAAGATCACCCTTTAGATCCACACCATATGACATAGAGGGTGAAACCAAAACAGTAGGTTTATCTGTTGCAGTATGTTGCTCAAGTATTTCTTCATTACGTATACCCGGCTCTCTAAATAGAAATCTATCACCACCTAGAACATTAGCTAGTTCACGTGTAATTACATTATTATGTGTATGTATAATGCCCTTTTCGTCTCTATGATGTTCACATAAAGCCTCTACTTGCTTAACGATTCTAGGTAGATATTTATTTAGGGTGTGATAACTTAACTTATATTTAGTATTGCATATAATAGGAGCATTTTTTGGATCAAAAGAAGACTCAGCTTCTACATACTTATAATCAGTAATACCTAAAGTTTTACAAAAGTTTGTTGGGTTTATAATAGTTGCAGACATTAATATAACTTTATCAGCAAAATCAAATAATCTATGTGATAACTTGTCTACCTTTAAAGGCATAAATACAACACCTAAATTATCCTTCTCATGTACATATTCACTCTCTGTCCATGTATCTAAAACTAACTCAAGCTTCTTCTGTAAATTAATAAGTTGAGCTAATTTAATCTTAAGTGGTATTACCATATTAGGTGGTGATTTTTGCTTTGTACTTATCTCATCCTTTACATCTTTAATACAATCACTCACCTCAATCAATAAACTACTAATCCACCGCTCGTGTGACTTCGTCGAAATAAATGGTCTTATAGTTATACCACATTTACGTAAAAAACTATATTCTACTTTACATGTAAACTCTTTAACTAACTGATCTTCAAGCTCTGACGCTTCATCACATATAATTATCTGCCGCTTCTTAACATGGTTTGGTAAAGAGAAAAACATATTATAGTTAAGTGTATTAAACTTTGATGTGAGTGTTTTATTTCTCTGACTATAATATGAACAACTATCCTTTTTCCAACACTCTTCTTTTAAGCCGTTGAGATGTACACACGGTGCTACATCTACCGCAAAGCTATCATCAAGTGTACATTGGTAGTTTGACTTACCTTTTAGCACTTCAACATCATTAAATAGCTCTTTATACTGGTCTTGTAAGCTCTTTGTTATGGTTAAAGCAGTACAACCAAAAGACTCTGACTCACTACACTCTTCATCATACGTAAACCCACCACCGTGGTTGTGTTTATATGCTAAGTACGACGTTACTAAATCTCGAAACTCACTAGGACAACTCTCAGACGACTCACCTAATGTTTTTGATATAAATGACTTACCTGAACCAGTAGGTGCATTACAAATAACAAATTTATGATCACTCTTAAATGCTTCATCTATAGTCTTTAGAAGCTTTACTTGTTGCTTGTTAGGTGTATAACCTTTAGGGAAGTTACTTATTAGATCTGATATCACAACCTTATTATAGGCTGTCGTCTTCAGAAGTCAATATATAAAGTAAGTTATTGTATATTTTAGATTTATTAGATATATCTAAAAATTTCGTTTGAAGCATTAACTCATCATCCTTCATAACTGTGGAGAGTTGATAATTGAGAGTTAGTCTATTATCTTCTAAGTTAGATGTAAATGGGTAAGGTATTTCATACTGTTTTGTCTTATCCCCAACCTCAATAAACAACCTTATAAAGTACTGTTTAAGCTGAAATATTCTCAACGTACCTTTACGTATAACCTTCTTATCCGTTCTTATTACGATATCTTTTAATAGGAATGGTTTAAAATTTTCAGCAACTATTTCTAAACAGGAATTCATGTATTTATAAAATTCAGCTTTTGTTCAGCTGACATTGGGTATATATTATTATTAAAGTATGTCCAAAAATCTTCATTAGCAGGTATTTGCTGAATTAAATCACATTGTTCCATATTTATATTTCTATAATCTTGCATAATTATATCCCATACTGTTATGAGATTTTCTGCAGCTTCGTTTATTTGTGGGGGTGATGAAGGTGGTCTATAATTTAGAGTAATTCTACCGTTTGTCGATTGCAATATACTATAAGCTTTTGTACAAAACATACGACGTGTAAGGGAAGAGCCAGCCTTTGGTCTTCTCCTTACAAATCTAACTTCACACACATTACTCAAAAGTATGTTATCAAGAGCTGACCTCTGTATTATCATTTTTTAGTGTACAAATACCGAACATCCTATCCTCATTTAGGAATAAACCGCTTTTGACCATACCTACACCTTCAACATCTATTTTAGCTACTGTGACACCAACATTATTCGGAAATAATACAATATCTCCTACCTTTGCATATTTTGAGTTTGGACCTGCAAGTATAACCTTACCTTTTCTCCACGCTTTATTTACAGCATTAACAGGTACAACAATACCATTACGTAAAATATCACCTGTTTCAGATTCATCTACATACTCTACCAAAAGAATATCATCAAAAATAAACTTTAGTTTAAAATCATCAATTCCAAAGTCACCTTCACTGTGACTATCTAGATCAATTAGACTACGAGTCGGCTTTATTATGTCAATGTCTGCGGGCATATAATTTTATTTATTTAGTGATTTAAATAAATCAACATACTGTTTAAGCTCGCGTTGTGATATATTATTATTCTTTGCAAAAATGTCATAACTTTCTTCTTCTTCTTTTTGACTCTTTACCTTCTTAATATACTTTATACGCTTAAACTTAAGTCTAGGTATTAAGTTATAGTATAATCTATACTGCTGTTGTTTATCCTCAAAAATATTTGAATACTTATTAAGTGTTTCGTTTACAAAGTTAGGAGTATCCTTACTGTAGAATGATAACCACCTATTAAATAGAAACGGTACAAAAGCCTGCTCACCTTCTTGATCTAGAAAACCAGCATCATCTTTTTTTGAGTAAAAAAGTTTATTTTGTAGCTGAAAGAAGTTCATACAATAATCTTCGTAGTAGCCAGCCACTCATCTTTTACTTCTTCATTGAAGACATCAATTACCGCTTGCATAAATTGCTCTACAACCTCATCGCTCATATTTGTTGAGTATGCAAATCCTGGAGCCTTACTACCAGCTTTAATATTAATACCGGTGTGACCTAGCGCTACATTATCCTTACTATAAGTAATTGAAACACTCACTTTACCTTTATCTCTTACCTTGTCGTCACTTCCTTTAAACTCATCGATAACCATAATATCGTCACCTTCCATAGAGATATCTTTACCAGTCGCCTGACTTACAATACTACCAATGGTCGTATTAAGTAATCTCTGAAACGATACAGCACCGAACGGGCATAGGTTAGGAATTTCCCAGCAGAAGTTAATAGCATCTTCCGAGTAAATATAGTCATTAGATAGAGTATCCTCTAAATCAATTAGATTATCTTTTACAAACATCGGAGCTCTAAAAGCTACAATATTACCATAAGGTGTTACTTCTTTACGAAAGACTTTATACGCAAACCTCTCATGAATAAAGTCCCCATCATATACTTGCTGATCAATTATCATACTATGATTATATGATAATATGAGCAGTAATCAACTATAATTATTACTCATAAAATATAAAGTGTCAGACCAATTTTTAAATCTATAGCCTCTATCATCTATATATAAAAATGCTCTTGGCTTCTCAGCAGTAACTTCATCTACATATTGATCTAGGTCATGTTTTTGTAGCCACTCCCAAACTAACTCTTTACCAGTCATATTGTTTATTAATGGTCTTTCCTTTTTTGCTTTTGCTGTAAATATAACAATATGATATTTTTGAGCTATTTGTTTTATAGCATCTTGTGAACCATCTACTATATCACCGTATATTGTCCCATCATGAAACCCCTTTGTGTCATTATGTATAACACCATCAAAGTCTATAGCTACAGTTTTAAATTCTTTCTCTTCAAACATTGGTATAATAATTATCTATAATATTTTTAACAGCCTCAGATTCCATTCTTTGTCTTGACTCTATAGAAAAGCTAGCCACATGTGGAGAGCATAACGTATTTGGTAAATCAAGCAGGTCCTTATTTGGTGTTGGCTCTTCTGCAAAGACATCTAACGCTGCACTTGCTTTTGTATTTTTCTTTAAAAAGCTATAGAGGTCTCCCTCATTAAAGATTGACCCTCTAGAAGTATTAATTAATATAACATCACTCTTCATTCTTTCAAAGTGTTCTTTAGAAATCGGACTGTTAAGGCACGGTACATGAAACGTTACAATATCAGAGTGCTCTATTATCGAGTTAATACACAAATAGCTATTTTCATAAAAGGGGTCACATATTAACGTTAGTTTTGGATTTAGTGCTCTTAACTTACTTTCAACTAACCGACCAATTCTACCATAACCTACAATACCAATAGTCATAGACGATAAATCTTTAGCTAAGAACTTACACCAATCTTTAGCGTCTTGTCTATATAGATTTTTAACCATTGATAAAATTAATGCAACAGTATATTCTGCAACAGCCTCTGTTGGTGCCTCGGGTGTATTAAAGACCTTAATATTTCTATTATTACACTCTTCCATGTCAATAGAAGAAGTACCCACTCCAACCCTGGAAATAGCTTTTAGATTTGGACACATATTAAGCTGTTTTGCTCCATATGTCTCTGTACCAGCAATTATAAAATCTGGGCTGTGTTTAATTAACTCTAACTCTACCTGTTGCTGTGTAAGTTTCTTTAGTCCCTTTGAATGTACTATATCTAATCCTTCGGTTGATGCAGAAAATGGTTTAGTCGTTATTAGTGTTTTCATAATGATTAATTGACGTTTTTAGAAACGTTGTATCCATCCCCAATGCCTTTATTATATACCCTTTAAACTTATTATCAAGCTCCTTTTTAATATCACTGACAATATGAACACACCTCTTTTCTAGTGGAATTGTATCTTCAAACTCTCTAATTATTGACTTATAATCTTCACTCTCCCACTCACCGACACAACCTAAATCAGCAGAAAGGTCATATGGTCCTAGCATAAAATACTCAAAATCATTAGCGATAGTATTGAGTAACTTAATGCCAGCTCTATTCTCAATC